AAAATATTTTTTTGAAAAATTTGGAATATATGATGTTTGGGATTTGTTTCCATACCGTTATAGAATGTATTATTATGATAATATACTTCCAATTTTTAAACCAAGACATGAAAGATTAAGAAAGGTTATACCTAGAACATGGTGTGATATAAGTTCTTTGGTTGTTGATGTAAATTTTGAATTTGTAAAATCTTTCTATGAAGATGAGTACAAGCAAAACCAAATAGATTGGTCTTCAACAGAAGAACATAAAAATTTTGAAGATTGGTTAATTAAAGCATACAGATATATAACAGTGGAAAGACCAATTTTACAGAAAAGAATGGAAGAATCTTATCCACCATTAAGACCCTTTGGTGAAATGTTTAAAACAATAACAGATAAAGATGGTAGAAAATTATTTCAAATGGTTGATGATGGAGTTCCATTTGAAGTAAAATATAAAAAAGTACATGAATTTGAAAAAGAAATTTCTGAAAAGGATACAACAGTATTAACAGAACTAATTAAATATAGAAAATTTTTATGGACTTGAACTATGAAAACAATTATTGAAGAAATTACAGAATTAACCGATGAATGGTATGTATTAATAGGAAAAGATCATCATAAAGATCGAGATTGTCATTGGTATATAGAAACCAAATGGAGTTATGGATTTCCACCAAAATATTTAGTTTGTCATCATGGATACATTGTAGATGAAATCGAAGAAGAATGTGATACATATGAACTTGCATTAGCTCGTTTAAAAGACATATTGACAGAAGAGATAAAACAGTATAGAATATATCAAACTAATGATGACAAAGAAACTGGATGGTAATAAACAATTAATTCTATTGGGAGATATTCACGGAGATTGGCGTGAATTGTTTTATAGAATACAACTAAAAAAAATTTCAAATGCTAACATTATTTCCGTTGGTGATTTGGGAATGGGATTTAATTCAAATCAAGACAGGATAAAGTCTGGTTTACTTGATAAAGAGTTTAAGCAAAAAAATATTAACTTTTATTCTATTAGGGGAAATCACGACGATCCTTCTTTTTTTAAAGGAAATGACAGAGTATGTTTAGATAATTTTGAGTTAGTCGAAGATTACTCGGTTTTTGAACATAATTCTAAACTTATTCAATTAATTGGTGGTGCGGTGTCTATTGATAGAACCGGAAGAACTCTTGGTGTTTCTCATTGGGAGGACGAGGGTGTTGTTTTTAATAGAGACGCCTGTCAAAAAGTAGATATTCTTGTAACTCACACTGCACCATCTTTTTGTGCTCCACAAAAATTCAATGAAATGGTTTATGGATGGGCAAGAGAAGATGCTTATTTGTTGGAAGATCTTACCGATGAAAGAGCAGTGATGGATGAGATATTTAAAATATGCAATCCAAAATATCATTTCTATGGACACTTTCATTTTGCACATAATGAAACGATAAATGAATGTAGACATAAACTATTAGACATAGATGAATTGTTTGAGTTTCGTGAATTACTATAAGTATCAATATGAAAAAATATGATGAAAAAATTGAATCAATTCTTACTGGTTTAAAAAAACCAAAATCAGAAAATGAATTGGTAAAAAAACATTCAAAAGAATTAAATCTTCCATTAGATAAAACAAAGAAGATTTTAAAAAACCAAATTAAAAAGGGAGAGAAAGTTGAAAAAGAACACACGACTTCCAAAAAAATTGCAAACGTAATAGCTAGACACCATGAAGATGAGAATTTAAAGTATTACGATGCTTTAAATAAATCTAAACTCTAACGTGAAAGTTCAATTACCGACGGAAGAAGGATATTTTAATATCGTTCCAAATAAGTTTTGTGGTCTGGATTGTTATTTAATAACACCAGAAATAGATGCAAAATGGAATAAGAATAATTTATTTTATCGTTCTTTGATTACAGACAAAGAAGGTAATGTTTTATCTTCTGGTTTTCCGAAGTTTTTTAACTACGGCGAAAAACCGGAATGTTATCCAAATCCAGAGGATTTTAACGATTGGAAACTAGAAGATAAGATAGATGGTTCTCTTCTTATAGCAGACTATGTTAATGATCAATTCTCAATGAGAACAAGAGGAACGGTTTCTTATTCATCACAAGAAAACGCTAAAGATTTTGAATCGTTAATAGAAAAATATCCAAAGGTAGTTAAGTTCTTAAAAGAAAACTCGCATCTCAGTCTTTTATTTGAAATCGTAACACCCAATAATGTTATTGTTGTTAGACCGCAACAAATAGAATTCTATTTTATTGGTGCTATAAACAAGAATGGAATGTGCGTTGTATCATCATCTGATTTAGTTGATATATGGAGAAAAATTGGTCAGATGCCAACTCCACAGTCATATAACTTTCTAGATACTAATAATCTTGCTAAAATAGCAGAAACTATTAAAAATTGGAAAGGTAAAGAAGGAATCGTCATATCCTACAATAACGGACAGAATAGGATTAAATTAAAATCTGATTGGTATTTATTTTGTCACCGTGTTAAATCCCAATTAAATTCACAAAACAACTTAATTGAATATTATGTTGATTCTGAAATGCCATCGTGTGAAGATTTTTATAAAAAAATAGAAACAGATTTTGATTTTGAAATAGCTTTACAATTAAAAGAAGAGATAGAAAAGATTTGTGATGCGGCGGAAAAAACAAAAAAATATATTGACAATATATTAGAAATGGTTCATGATATTAGAAAGATCGAATCCAGAAAAGAACAAGCAGAAATGATAAAAATAAATTATAAAGAAAATTCTTCTTATGCTTTTTCTATTCTTGATAATAAACAAATATCTAGAATACAATGGATAAAATTAATAACACAAAAATTAAGCCATGAAAGTTAAAGAATTAATTGAAAAATTGTCACAGGAAGATCCAGAAATGAGAGTTGTTGTTACTGGATATGAATGTGGTTATGATGAATTAGAAGAATTAACTAAAGTTGGGATAGCAAAAAACGCAAAAAAAGAAGATAAATGGTGGGAGGGAGAATTTCACGAAACTCCAAAAATAGAACCATTTGAAACAGCATTACTTTTACCTAGAAAGTCATAACATGAAAATATTGAAAAAAATACTCGGTAAATTTCTACATAAGTTTTTTTGTTTTACGTCTAAATTAGTAATTTATGTACGTTAATTTTACAATTTATAATTTTACAAACAAACCAAGATTTTGGTATAAACTAAAATGGTTTCATAAACAACTATCTAAAAATAAAAATTTAGAAATCGAAACTTTTTTTTCAAATTATAACTTGCTTTCTTTTGAATTTGATTGTAAACTTACAGGTAAAGATCATGCTGGTATTAGATTTAAACTAAATGTTTTTGGTCTAGAATTTGAAATAAATTTCTATGATTCCAGACATTGGAATTATAAGAATAATTGTTGGGAAGAATAATTTTTAATTGACAAAAATTTAAATTATATTATTTTTATATTTATGAAAATAAAAAAACAAAGAGTGACGGAAAGAAAAATAGGATCAACCAAAATTAGAAAAACTGTAACTGTAACTGTTACTAGACCATCTAAGAGGAAAAAATAATATGAAAGAAGAACTACAACTAGAATTAGTAAAAAAATACCCTAAAATTTTAAAACATTTTAGAGGAGATCCTATGCATACTTGCATGGCATGGGGATTTGAGGTAGAAGATGGGTGGTATAAATTACTGGACGAATGTATGAAAAAGATGCAATATTTTTGTGATCTCTGTTCTAAAGATGGAAGAGAAGTACAGGTCGTTGCTGATCAAATTAAAGAAAAGTATGGAGATCTTCGATTTTATGTAAGCGTTTATGGTGCAGATAAAATCGAGGATGATATTATCGATGACATCATTTATGAAGCAGAAAGAAAATCTAGAAATACTTGCGAGATAACTGGAGAAAACGGAGTTCTTTGTAAAAGAGGTGGCTGGTTTAAAATTCTTTGTAGAGAAGAAGCAAGAAAACAAGGTTATGTTGCTTGTTGCGAAGAAACTGAAAAGTATTGGAAATCGAAAGATGAAAAAGAAAATATCTCTTGAAGAACTGGAAGATATGGCTTTTTATGAAAGCGGTCTTTCTGCTGATGGTTGTTTGAAAAAATTAGATGATTATGATCTTCGTGCAATAATGACATATGGTAGAATTTTATTAAAAATGAAAAAAACAATAACTATTGATTGGCCTATTGTTGGAATGATTTGTATACTTTCATCTACAATGGGTATAATTGGATTTAGTGAATATCTTACATATCTTTCAAATAAAGAAAAATACAACGCGATTCAAACGGCTATCTCAAAAGATTGGTCAAATGAACAAATACAAGGACTTTTAAACACAACTAAAAATGAAAACTAAAAATTACACACCAGATGGACAGCATCCAGAAGATGCTATTTTTAAAGCAAAAACATTCATAAATGAACTTCAAAAAGTTCAAGAAGAATATTTTACGAAATTAGCAACTGATTTAAATTTAAATAGAGATGGTGTAGATTGGTTGTTCGATTATGTTTATAATACAACAGATGATGAAAACTATGATGGGTTTGATCATTACTTGGAAGATCATAAAAAGAAGTATGATGATATGGTATATCAAGATATGCTTTACACTGACTCAGCAGAAACATTTCTATCAACAGACTTTGGTGAATTTAGTCCGATGATGCAAATGAGTTCCTATGAACCAGATTTGGAGACTGCTTTTCCACCCGCATATAACGACAATGAACCATTTTCATTGGGGTTAGACACTATAACAATTGATACCAAAAATGTTAAACCGGATAATCAAATTTAGATTTTGGAATCCTCCTGCAAAAGCATTTGTAGAACAATATAAATATAGTGGTCTTGTTGATGAATTGTTTGAACAAGATGATATGCTCATTCCTTGTCAATGTACAGGAATTAAAGATAATCAAGAAAAGTATATTTACGAGGGAGATATTATAGAATTTGAAAGACCAATAACAAAGGAACATTCTAGAAAATTTACCGCTATTATATCATACGCAGATGCAGCTTATTTGGTTATGGCTAAAACATCTGATGCAGCGGGAACGTTATCCTATATCTGGTTACATGATCTTTCTAAAGAAATTTATACTTGGAAAGTAAAGGTAATTGGAAATAAATTTGAAAATCCAGAGTTAACATGAATAACGAAACATTCACAGAATACAAATACGCAATATATCACAAGCCTACCCAAAAATGGGTGCAGTTTGGAAATGATGATTTAGAATTAACAGTAACCACTATAGAACTAGTTGAGTTCAAACATTGCTTTATTAACGGAAATAAAGATTTCATGGAAACGTTTTTAAAGAGAAGTGTCTTTAATAAAACTCCAAATTATTGCAAAGATAATTATTTAGAATTTGAATTCGTAAAAGTCAAAGCAACATATACAACAGAATTATGAATACGGAAATAGAAACACTAAAACAAGAATTCGAGGAAATTCAAACCGCATTTCTTCCTAAAGAAGAAACAAAACCAGAAGAAGCATTCTATACAAAAAATATAGAAGAATGGCTAGAATTTATAAAAGAACCCAAAGTTGATCTTATAGGTGAATATGTTTTTGATTATGAAATTATCAAAAATGCTGAAGCATTTGGATTGGGTCCAGTATTTTGTTATAACGGAAAAATGGAAGCTTGTTCTTCCGTGGAATATGGTTCTTTGAATGATCTGAAAAACACCTTAAAAGGAAAAAAATACTTAGTTTATTACATTCTTTGTAGAGTTATTTCTGAACCGGTTGGTCCAATTGAATCAGAAGATTTTATTATTACTTATAAAGATAAATTTGTAAGAAAAGACAGAATTGGGAAAAATCCGAAAACAAGGTACACGTTTAGAGGGCATATAATTGAATGAACGATTACATACCAGACAAATGGGTGGTAGTTAAGATTGAAGGAGGAGAATTTCCTTTGACCTATAAAGTATTTGCTTGCTGGTATGGTGGTTATTTGGGTTCTAATTCTTGGAAGATGAATAGTGGAATTAGAGTCGCATCAAAAGGATTAGATTCTTATTTATTTGAAGGTTTTTCTGGTTCTATATATAAGTGTTTTGAAGGAAATTACGGAACGCATATGTATGGTCATGGAGTATTAAATGATATTATTGAAAAGTCTAAAGAACATGGTGTTGCGGTGGAAATAATGCCAGAAGATACGAATTGGCTTGACTTGAAATACGAATGATATTATATTGGTAGCATGAAAAGTAAAAAGACTTCATCGATACCAAACAAAGTCTATTATCCAGAGATTAATGATAGTTACTCCATTATTTCATATTACGAAAAACCGGATGATAAAAATGTTAAAAAAATTAAAATTCCAACGTGGCTATCGGAATTAATATCTTATGAGGTGGTGAACGAATCTGAAAAAGCTGTAATGGAATTTAAAAAAGATGTCCTTGAAATGTTTAAATATGAGTGAAAAAAGATACTTCGTAGAAATTGTAATAAAAGATTCTGAAACATTAGAACCAGTTCGCTCTATTTCTACTAGTTCACATTATCC